CGTCAATGATGTAACCCGCTGATTTCATTTCGCGCATTTTGGCTTTGATGCCGTCGATCATGTCGCGAACCAGTGAGGGCGTCATTGGTTTATCGACCGCCCACATATGCGCTTCTGCCATGGTATCGGCCAGCACTTGCGCGGTACGGGTGTAGTTTTCAAACAGGAACAACGTGTCATCGCTGCAGGTACGGTTGCCCCAGAAGCGGAAGCCGTCTTTGCGAACCAGCGTGGTGACACAGGCTTCGTTCAGCAGATCGGCGTCGGTGCCGGTGGTCTGTAAATCCCAGTAGCCGCTGGCTGAAAGGCCGGTCACACCGTTCACGCCGACGTTTGACAGGGTTTTATGCCAGCCGGTGTCCTGGTCGATTTTGGCGCGTAAGCCCAGAGCACGAGCGGTGGCATAAGCGATATCCGACTGGCTGGTGGCGGTATTCCAGTTAACAAAGTCCGGCCAGATCAGCATCAGTTCGCGCTGACTGAAGTTCTCGCGGTATTTAATCGCATCGGAAATCGTTTTTGCGCCATAGACGCCGACATAACCAAAGGCACGCAGCTGCTGGCAAACTCCTGCCAGCGCGGTTGCGACTGCCTGATTATCCAGACCAGGAACGCCGAGAATGCGTGGTTTAACGCCAAGCTCAGCCTGAGCAGAAAGCAGCGCTTTCATGCCGGTATAACGGCCATTGGCATCAGAACCGCCGATGATATTACTGGTGGTCTCAGCCTCATCTTCGCCCGTGGCAACACGCACCACGACAGTGACCGGTTTACACTGGTCAGCAATCGCCAGAAGCGCTGCGCGCAACGTGCCGCTGGTGCCTGCTTTACCGCTGGCGGCCAGAACATCAGTGATCAGAACCGGGGTATTCAAAGGGAAAACAGTCGCATCCGCATCTTCTGCGGTACAAACCATGCCGATAATTGCTGTGGAAACGGTGGAAATAACGCGGGTGCCGTCGTTGATTTCGACAACACGCACGCCGTGATGATAATCAGCCATCAGGGTGACTCTCTCTGTTGTGGGTGGTGAAGCAAGGATGCCGGTTCGCAACAGAAAGCGCATTTGATCAGGGGCGTGGGGGCGGTGGCACAACAGAGGGGGAATAAAAAAGGAGATAAGTTATTTTATCTCCTTAAAAACATGACATTAATTGATATTTTTACTTTCAGAATCTGAAGGTAAGAAAAAGTTTAGGCTGCACGAACTATGTAATTGAACGCAATGCTGCGTGGACGGTTTTCATTAGCAGTTGGGACAACTCGGGATGCGTCAAAATAGAAATCGTCGTTGCGATTAACTTTAGTGGCAGTTGTAGGTTCATTTGCGTCTTTGGCACCAGAATCATAAAAAGCACCACTGAAACTGTCAAATGACACGCCTGTTGTACCACTAACCATACCTGTAATATTTCGTATCGCATCACCTTGATTGCTCAATATTGTTCGTCCCGCATCAACTCCCCTTCCATCGTCCCAGCCACGAATAAATTCGCCTCGTAAATCAGGCAACAAGCCCAGTGGGTAAACAGCGGCTAGTTTTGGATACTTTGCCTTATCAAATGCCGCGCCATTACATTTTAACCAACCGGCTGGCGGTGTTGCTGTCGGCCAGGGAAGGGGAATACCAACGGGTATTTCATATTGTGGATGAGGCGAAGCTGCCGCCAGGTGAGCAGCCATAAGACTGTCTGCATAGGCCTTAACCTCAATGACTTTATCATCGACATATTTGCGTGTTGCCAGTACCACAGACGGATCAATTTTCAGCGTGACCGCGTCCGTGCTGTTTACCACTAAAATCATACGAACCGTCTGCGTCCGGCCACTGCCTTCCTGTAACTGGGGTTTATAGGTTTCAGGGCAGTTGGCGATAGCAATCAGCGTATTGTCCTGATCAAATAAGCCAATTTCTCGGATCCAGAATCCGCCCTGATCCTCAGGGATAATTTGTTCGGCGATAATCTGATTAGTATTTGCCGGATCAACACTCAGTGAATTGAGCGCCGCCCGGCGTTTTTCGCCAATTAATTGCGTTTGAGCAGGGTCCGGTGTTGGCAGGGTACCGCCGCCATCACCGACCGCCATTTGGGTCAGGCTGAGTTGCGTACCCAGCGCCGTCGCATTGGCCAGTTTCGCTGCGCCCAGATTGGTCAGCAGGGCATAATATTTAGCTGTCATAATTCACTCTCAGGTTGTCGATTAAATGGATTGCTGAACCGGTAAACGCGGATCCGGATGCTGTAATGGTTTCGGGGAAATACGGATAAACCGTCAGTTCTTCTCCGTCGTAAGTCGCTGCTGCTATATAAAAATTACCCGTGACATCCAGATTGATGGAGAGACCGTTCAGATGGCGGCTGCAGGGTTTGGCATCGGTGATCAGACGTTCGAGTTCCTGATACATTTCTTCCGTGATGCCCGTTTCAAGCACGCCGACATCGAGGCGAAAAGTGCCCGGAATATCGTTGGTCTGCCACCATTCGGTGACGCGAATTAAATATCCCAGCGGTTCAACGACCCGCCGCAAAGCCCCGATAGTTCCTTTATGTTTATGAACGAACCAGGCCGCGCTAACTGCAGAGCGTTTCGCCGGTTCGGTCCAGTTTTCATCCCAGCGATCGACCGAAAATGACCAGGCAAGATAAGGCAGCAGCTCCAGCGGACAGGTATCAGGATCCCAGAGTTCACGCAGAGGAACGCTGAGATTACCGATGTGCGATAGCGCCTGTGCGGCCGCAACTTCAAGCTGAGTGGAACCCGAGGGTAACAGACGATCACTCATCCGAGCCTCCCACTGTCAGTGAGTAACCGGTACAGAGTGACGCCTGAGTTTTATCAAGCACGATATCCGCCAGCGGTGACGACAGCTCTACCCGCTGAACGCCTTCAACATGCAGAGCGGCATAGATTGCAGAAAGCCGGATATCACGGCCTAGCCGACTTTGCGTATTGATATACGTTTTTAACTGCGCTTCAGAGGCCGCGCGAACAGGCTCAATTTCAGGTGTGGGCAAGACATACAGCACGGCATCAATCTGATAAGGCACAATCTCGGCCGCCTGCACAGTGACGCGATCGGCAACAGGCCTGACATCTTCATCGTTCAGGGCTTTTTCAACGGCAATGAGCAAGTCATCAGAGGCAACGCCATCGTTGTCTCGTGACAAAATAGTGACGGTCACTTCAGCGGGAGACGGGCTGATAGCCGATGCATCCGCAATGCGTCCGTCTGCCGAACGAGCATGATATTCGTAAGCTCCGGTCGGGCCCGCCACGCTCAACCCTTCGAACGCCTGAGGAATACGCACGCGTAAATCGCTATCGGCTTCCAGAATGGCAGCCGTTGGCGGGATGGTGGTGTTATCCGCTGGCTGTAAAACCAGGCGCTGAACATTAAAATTCGCCGCCAGCTGATCCAGATCGCTTCCCGTCGCATACGCCACCATCACGGCGCGGGCGGATTCGTTAACTCGCTGGCGCAGGATCAGTTCGCGGTAAGCGTTCTCCTGCAACAGCTTGACCAGCGGTTCGGATTCCAGCGTCAGTGTCCGGCTGATGGCTTCCTGCTGGTCGGCGGGATAGAGCGAAATCAGCGTCGTTTTACGTTCTTCAAGCAGGGTTTCATAATCCAGTTGTTCGACCACATCGGGGGCCGGTAACTGGCTCAAATCGATCGTTGCCATAAGTGTCAGCTCACAGGAATATTCAGGGAAAAATCCGTTGCCGTGTCGTTACGGCTTCCGGTCAGTTCCACCACCATCTTGCCGGTGTAATCGGTCTCGAAAGTGATGGCATTCAGTGAAATGCGGGGTTCCCACTGCAACAATGCGGTGTAGCAAATTGCCATCATCTGCAGTTGCAGTGCGCCGTTTTGCGGCTGGTCGATCAGCTCAGAAAGTAACGAACCGTAATTGCGGCGCATCACTCTGGAACCGACCGGTGTATTCAAAATGTCGCTCACGGACTGGCGGATATGGTCGAGATCTTCGATAGCCATACCGCTGTTTCTGTTCATCCCCAGGTACTTGGGATTGCTCATTGCGGGCCTCCTGTCTGACCGCCGCCGGTCTGAACACCGCTGTGGCGGTGAGTGTGCACAACGATGCCGTTGGATGTCAGGCTGCCGCCGCTGTGGGTTAAGTTGCCGGTCAGCGTGCCACCTTGTTTCACTTCAAGGGATCCGGTGGTCAGCTTGCTTGTGCAAACCACTTCCGGCGTGTCCAGCGTGATGCGGGTGCTGGCGGTGCAGCGGATTTCGGGCGCTGTTACCTCAACTTTCTGCGATGCGTTGATGACTGCGGTTTTAATTCCCGTCACTTTTAAAGTGCTTTGTGCCGGTTCGTATTCAAAAACGGCGCCGTCCGGGAAGGCCAGATGAAGGGCATCTGGCGAAGCCGATGGCGCGGGTGAGGCATCGGAGAAAACGGCGGGTAAGACGAACGCCGTATTCAGTTCGCCGCCCATCGAGAGCAGCAAAACCTGCTCGCCGACGGAAGGCGCCCACCAGCTGCGCGTGCGGCCAGCGCGGTGCGTCATCCACGGCAGCCAGGCCGTTACGTTGCTGCCCGTCGCAACGCGGCAACGTGCGTTGGCCAGATCCAGTTCTGAGACGTTGCCGATGCGCACCAGATTGCCAATCAGCCGCATTATGTCGTTGAGTTGAAGAGTCGTATTCATGGGATAAAGGATGCCGTTTCAGAGGGTTGAGCGACAACCGGTGACCGTTCGCCAGCGGCTGACACAACAAGGTTTATCGGGTTACACCGTCCAGCTGCTGATCAGTTCGCCGTTGAGATAAACCTGACGCGGCAGCGCCACATTTTCTGGCAGTGGCGGTTCCGGGAGATGAGTGATGGTGCGCACCTCATCCTTGTCACTTACCTGGACGCGTTCTGTCAGTTGCAGCACCAGAGCGAGGCTTCGTTCCTGCTGAGTGAAGGTAAAATCATTTAGCCGGTGCAAGGCGTTGCCGAGAATTTCAGGCTGATTAACCTGCAGCCAGTCGAGAACGGTGACCACGGCCAGATCAACCAGGGTTTCGCTGAGTGCGTCGTCAGTAAAGGTCAGCGTCAGCGGATAGCGGTACTCAAAAGAAAGCGACGGCGCTGATGTGGCGACCACCTTGCCGGGGCCGGTGGCGAGCACCAGTTTTTCAGGTGCGGCTGCAAGCAGCGGGATCTGTTCAATCAGCCGTTGTTGCAACTGAATCGGTTTTTGCATGTTGTGCCTCCTGACACTTTTTGATGGCTTCAATTTGTAAGCCGCAATCCATCAGCGCAGATTCCAGCTGGAGAATGTCAGCGCTCAGATCTTCATTCGTGACCGGTTTGCTGGCGGGGATCGGGCATGAGCTGACCGCCGGACAGCCAACGTAAATAATCGATGGCGGAGCTGAAGGCGGGACGCTGGTGCAGCCGGCTAACATCAGCAGGCAGCCCGGTATCAGCCCACTGACGGGTTTGCAGATTTTCATGGAGGCTCCTCTGCCTTTGTTTTTCGCGGCTTTGCATCATTTTCCGGGCCGTGCTCAGGTCTTCACGTAACGCCAGCTCAGCCTGCTCGCGCTGGCGCATTTGCTGGTTCAGAACGGTGATCAGCTGATCCCGTTGCTGCACCTGAGCCGCCAGGGCATCGCGTTGCAGACCAGCGTTGTTGAGGTCGTGCTGTAATGAACGGTTGGAAAGCAGCAGGATGGCGATCAGCAAAACCATCCCGGCCAGAAGTGCCGGTAACAGGCGCATTCAGACCCCTTTCAGGCAGACGGCACGCTCGGCATTTCGCCTGCGTTCCAGCCCGCGATTACGTTCACCATTAACGAAAACCCAGCGCGGGAGCTGATCACAAGCTTTCTGCCACTGCTGCTGGTTGATGAAAAATGCCAGCGTGGATTGACAGGCGGCACCGGTACCGACGTTAAAACTGAATGACACGACGGCATCAAAAACCGGCTG